ATACGGTGACCGTGCGCGATTTTGTTTCGGTATTCACGGAGTAGCATTAGTGCTTTCCGAAAAAACTCTTTTGCGTCCTGAGATAGCAATTGAGAAGCTGATGGATTTGGATATATAAATTGATTACATATATTCGCTTTATCATCTTCTTTTAATATTCCATACCATTCGATTGCCAATCCAAAAGGTATGTTTGTTATCATAATCCATGGTGGAATATGGTTTTTGGTATGTAAATAATGATTTACACTTTCATTATTTCTTCTGGATGTGATACTGAACTTCAATTTTTGCAATACGGATTGTCTCTTACCTCTTCTATTACTGTAGTGTTGTTCTGACAGATAATCGTATTCTATACTATCAAAAATATTTTCTACAGGAGTA